AACTTCCATTTGAATGCGTTGCCGCGCCCCAAAACCAACGGATTTTGAATCTTCCCGTTGTAGCCGTCCCACACGCTTGAATCCCATTGCGCCGAATCCCAAAGCGCGCCGTTGGTCGTGCTCATCGAAAGATTGGTGCCCTTTAAAGTTTGATTGAAGTCGTATCCGTAGGAAAAAACCATTGTTCCGGTGGCGCGGGTTTGGTGCAAAATGTTGGCGCGTGCAATTTGTTTCACGCCGTAAAGCGTGGACGCGGTCGTGGTGGCCAAGGCGGTTGTCACGTTCGACAACGCCAACCAATCGGATTCCAAATTCCACGAAACCGCCGACGACGAATTGCTTGCATCGGTATAGGTGTTCGGTGCAAATTGCCGGTATATGTTCCCGTCATATCCGCCCATGTAAAGCACGTTGGCAATCGTCGACGTGTAGGCATTGGATTCGAAACCGCTTGAACACGTCAACCAACATTGGTTGCGCAAATCCCATATCGCCGCGTAGTCGTTGGAATTCGTGCGCGCAAGCGTGCAACTCCAAACAATCCAATCGAAGTCCGGCCCCTTCATAACGACGCCCTGAATATAGGGAAGGCGGAACGCGCGGAATGATCCCCACACGTCCTGCATGTCCGGTAGGTGGGTAAGGTCGACGATGGTGTTCCCGTCGGTAACAAGCATCCGCGCGTTGGGCGTTATGAAATAAGCCTGCCCGTGATAAACGACGCACGCATTTTTCCCGACGCACCCAACGCCTTCGAACAATGGGAAAACGGGAAATGGCGAACTTCGGCCCGTCATTAAAGAAATGCTGTTTTTCTTGAACAAAATTACCGTGTTCAAACTAATGGGTGCGGCAGTCACCAAAACGTCGCCGTCGTCGGGGTCCACGTCCGACGAACCGGAACCGTCGGACGACCAATCTTCCGGGTTGGCCAACACGGACCAACTTATACGCGAAGGGTTGTCCGGCGCGCTTAAAATGAATGTGCGGTTGGCAAAGGCGAAGCCGTAATTCCCCGACGGCGGCGAACCGCCAAGCACTGCCGCATTGCCGCTGCCGCTGATTTTTATGGGTGCGTCGCCGCCATTCGTAACGCCAATCAAAAGCGCATTGCTCTGAAAAAATGTCCACAAATCGCCCGGCAGTGACGGCCACGCTTCCCGTAATGTCGGAGAAGGTCCCGGAAAAATTCGTATCCTGATAAATTTTGCTGCCCGCAACGGAAATCAAATATTCGTTGTTCGCTTCCGTTCGCAAATAACCAAGCCCGGTAATTGCGGAACCGCCGCCGCCGATTGTGGCGTAAAGCGTATTGCCTTCGCGGCTTCGAAAACCGTTGCCGCCCGTTTTGACAATGATGTTATTTGCCGCGACGAATTCATTCGTGGCAAGGGTGCTTATTCCCTTGGCGGAACATTGGCCCCCGCTAAAACCGGGGATCGCAATTTCTTGGTTTTGGTTGGACGCCATTTACCGTTCGCGTCCGTAATTCTGCGGCAAGGGGAACGGGAAGATGGGTTCCGCCGAATCAATGGGCCGCATCACGCGCGAATTCGAGCGCGACGGCAACATTTCTTGTTCCATCTGCGTAATGCCGTTATAAAAATTACTGCGTGCATCGCCTGCGCGCGTGTCATCATTCCAGTTGAAGCCCTGCCACTTGGCCCCTTCCAACATCACCGACGTGTGCCACTTGGCGGGAATCACGGAAATGTCCGCGTCCGCAACCAAATCCACGGCGGCTTTCAAATAATCCACCTGCAAATTCGCCACGGTGTTGGGCGTCGGCCACAAAATGAATTGCCAGATATCCGACGTGTTTTTGCCCGCCATAACGTAAATCAACGGCGTGCCAACGTCCATGGGATTTGGTTTCATTCGGTCGAATGATTCTTTGTCTTTCTCGTCCAATTGGAATGGCGTTACGCCTTGCCGGATTTGCAAAACGCGGTCCACCGTCGAATCCAACGCATAATAAAACTTGCGAACGATGTACGTGCCCGCCGAAAGCGTGTAAATTGCCGACGGTGCAATTGTCGCCGTGGTCGCGCCCGCCGTGTGCGCTGCGATTTGATACCAGTCTTTCGACGAACTTGTTTGGACATAGTACCCCGCAACGGAAGCCACCGGCCCCGAACTGAATGTGATGGTTGCACTTCCCGCCGTGGTCGACATCGTGCCGGTCGTAATGTCGGTCACGGTTTGAACAATTAATGGCGTCGAATTCCGAAGGAACGGCCATTCCGCCGCCTGCAAAATCATTTGCTGGCTTGTGTTCAACCAACGTTTGAGAAGCACGGCGGTCGTCGCATCGCCTTGGTCTAAGCCAATTTGCGCGGCCAATTCTTGTTGCTGCGTAAGGAAATTCACTGCCTACGCTGCCGCTTCTTCCAATTTCTTTTTGCGAATGCGTTTCGGTTTTTCTTCTTCGGCGGTCGCAACCGGTTCCAGGTCTTCTTCCGACGGAATTGGAATCACCGGCACGTCTTCGGGTTCCAACGTCAAATCCGAATAAGAATCCTGCGCCAACGGACGCGCCATGTCTTCGATTTTGTCCAGCATGCGGAAACTTGGCAACACGTTTCGTTTCACGTAACTTGAAATCGCCTGCCATTTTTCCTTATCGCCGTTGACCGTCAAGAAATCAAGCGTATAGAACGGCATCGGATTTTTGTCTTTGGGGTCAATTCCCAAAAATGTTTTCCAGTGTCGCGGGAATCCGTTTGCGGGTGCGCGGCGAATGCCCGCCAACAAATCTTCCGGGATTGCATCAAACCCAATAACCCGGTCCACTTGCCCCGGTTTCACCAATTTAAAAATTTGCATTTTTTTTCTCCTTAGCTCTGAATGTAATTAACCAACACGGACGTGGTGTTGGCGTCAACGTCGACAAAACAACCGTTCGGGAAAAATGCGCCGCTCGTTCCAAAACTTATTGTCTTACCGGTGCTGATTGTTCCCGTTTCAGTGATCCATATTGTGCCGCCCACCGTCGAACCGTTGCGCAGCGACACAACCGCCGCCGTCGATGTGCTTAGAATGTGGATCGAATAAATGCGCACGGGTTGACCGCTTACGCCCAAAATCGCATCTGCAACAACCAATTGGCTTCCGCCGTAATTACTGTCCATCTTTAAACCCCCACCAACAATTTTTGATTGACCACTTCCAACATGCGGTCGACGCGGTGTTGGATGGTGTGCTTGGCCATCACTTCTTCATAACCCGCCGCCGCAATTTTTTCGCGTTCCGTATCGTGCGCCAAATAATATTTGGCCTTGTCCACCATTTCGTCGTGGCTGCGATAAAGCACAAGGTGCTTCCCGTCTTCGAACACTTCTTCAATGGTTGGAATCCAATTCGTAAGCAAAAAAGATCCGGTGCCCATGGCTTCGAACGTGCGCATATTCAAATCGTCGAGCATGGAAATGTTGAACACAATTTTTGATTGGCAAAATTTTTCCGCCGCGTCTTCGAACAAGCGTTGGCCATAAAAGAAATTCGGGAATTCTTTAAACAAACGGTCCAACGCGTCGATGCGATTTTGGGAATTGATATGCCCGACGAAGCACACGTCGTATTTCTTTGACGCAAATTCCATTCTCGGATAGGCTTGCGGTTCAAAGGCGTGCATCAACCATTCGGCCTTCACGCCGTCTTTGGCGAAATCTTCGACGGCGCGCTTTTGCGCGACAAACGCATGGTCGAATTTCCGGGCCATTTCAAGCCGGTACTGATAACCCAAATGCGTGTCGGACGCCCAATAAATGTTCGGCTTCGGGCAATCAATCATTGGATAAGGAATCATGCTTCCCAAACCGTCTTCGCCCCAATCCACCCAAAAGTTGGCGTCGTATTGTCCGAACATTTCGGCGTTTTTCATCGGGGCCAAATGGTCCACTTCCAAAAGCCCTTTTTCCTGCATCCGTTTAAGCGCGTTCCACACATAAAGCGGGTTGCCGTCATTGCGTCCGGTGACGTTGTCGTAATAAATTGCGCAGCGCATTAATTTGCCCTCTCATAAGCACCGACGAACGAAACACCGTTGCCGGAATATTCGGATTTGATTTCGCGGAACCCGCACACTTCCAAGAGACTTTTGAGGGATTCCGGGGAAAAGGCGTGCACGTGTTCGGGGTTAAGCGGAATGCCGCGCGTCACGCGTTCGTCGGGAACCGCAACGAGCAATTTTCCACCCAGTTTCAAAACACGGCCCCAATGCTTAACCGTTTGGATCGAATCCAAGCAGTGTTCCAAGATATGGCGCGCAATAATAACGTCCTGCGATTTTTCTTCGAAGGGAAGCGCGCCGGTTACGTCCGCAACCACGTCCGCCGTACTTTTGATTCCCGGCAAATGTGGTATTGCCTCGCCGCTGGCAATGCGGTCAACACCGGTCGTTTGTTTATTCAAGACCGTTTTCTTTCCGCCGCATCCCAATTCGACAATGTCTTTTTCGTCGCCAATAAACGTTCGAATCAATTCCGCTTCCGTGTCCGGCGCAGGCGCGCTTGGTTCATAGTTCAAACCGTGCAACGTTTTGATGAACGTCTTGAATCCGTGTTTGCGAATCAACGAATGGTTCGTGCGCTCGGACATTTCCACGGAATTCCAACCGCCCTTGGTCGACGAACCGCCGTGCACGCGTTCGCCGGTTTTAAAGCCGTGGTGAATGATAAATGCGTTCGGGTCAACCAGGATATGATGGCCTGCCGCGCGCAGGCGCATGGACAAGTCCAGGTCGTCGCCGCCGGGCAACTGCGTGTCGATGCCGCCGACTGCGTCCAGGTGTGCGCGGCGAATCATCACGGTAAAAAAGATCAAAAACGAAACTTCCGTTGGTGTCATCGGAACCGCTGGATTGAAAACCGAATGCCGCCCCGCCGCAACCGTCGTCGACGGCCCGACGGCTGCAACACTGTCGTCGACGAAATTTGAAAGCAACCGTTGATAAAAGCGCGACGACACGCCCGGCAAAAATGTGTCGTCGTTTTGAAACACGCGTCGGACACTTCAAGCGCGTGCGCCAATCCGCCTTCCCATCCCAAATTTTTACCCGGTTCCAAAACCACGATGGCCGGATGGCTTTTAAATTCGGCCATGTCTTGTTTTCCGTTGTTGACGATAATTAAATTCGCCAAATCGTTAAGCACGCCCGTGCGCGCGATGGAATGTACGCATGGGTTTAAAAATTCCGGGTTGTTCCACGTCGGCACAATAATGTCGATCTTCCGCACCATTCAATCCCCCAACAATGTTAAGGCTTCATATTTTGAGAATGCCGGATAACGTTTCACCGCGTCCGGGTCCGTATTTTTTCGGTATTGCTCCACGAAATCTTCGGTCACGATTTGCGGGTGGCCCAAATGGCCAATGTTAAACGTCGTGTCCATGAAAACGCGTCCGCCCGCTTTTTTGGTTTTGTAACAAAACAGAATGTCTTCGCCGGTTCCTTCCGAACACATAAACCACGGCTGTTCGATTGTTTTAAACAACCACGTCTTAATAAGGGCCGCGCCGAACCCGCACGCGTCCGCCTGCACCAATTTATTTTTGGGGTAATTCATCACAACGTTGTTGATGAAATAGTCGGAACGGTGTATTGGGTCCCACCCTTCGACGGACGCATAAAGCACCGGTTTGAATGGCGGGTTGCGTGTGAAGGCAAGCGGGCAAATCACGTCCGCGCCGGATTGCTGCATGGATTTGTAGAGGCGCAAAAAAATGTCGTCGGGACAAATCATGTCGTCGTCGATGAAAAACAAATAATCCATTTCATGTTCCACGGCTTTTTTGGCGGCTTCTTCGCGCGCGGCGGGCGTGAAGATGCGCCCAATATTCACGAAGTAAAATTGAAAAACTTCGTCGCCAATTTTCCGGCGCGTTTGGGTTTCATATTCGCCAATTATTTTTGCGTAGGCATCGGGCGCGTGTTCTTTAATCAGTTCGGCAATTTGCCGTTCCGTTTGAAAGTTGCCCATCTGCATAAAATTCATAAGGCGGTTGCCGTAGGCTTCCACCTGCGTGTATCCCATGTTGGGGATTGCAATTAAAACTTTGATGGGCTCGGTCATTGAATCCACCGAATCCAAAACAAAAACAATTCCCAAAAACTTAAGAGCACCGGATTTTTCATTTGGTGCCCATGATGCCGGGCAAGGGCGGTTGATGAATTGCCCACCAACCGCCCATCCACCTGGCATCTATCCAATTCCACAAGCCCACCAAAAGGACGCCACACAAAGCGTGTCGGAAGAAAAACCCCCGCCACCCGCACGTAGGCTTCCAAGTGTTCTTTCGGCGTTGCTTTCATTTAGAACCCGCGAACGAAACCCGAAACCCATGAAATGGCCGAAATGGTCGTGCCAATTCCGGTCACGACATAACGGTAATGCAGGGTCGACAAGGCCGCGTCGGTCACGGACGAAAAGAACGTGCCCGCAAGTCCGCCTGGAATCAAAACATCGCCGCCCGTCACGGTGATGCTCGTTCCAACGCTTGAGATTTGAACGGACGCGGCATAACCCGCGACAACCGCTTTTCCGAAACCATTGATGGGAACGTCACGCGTGGCAACGCCCCAAAACGATTTCACATTGGTGGCCGCGTATTTAACCGCCGACGCGCCATCGAACGAAGCATTGCTGCAAACAATCGCAATACCCATGCCGGTCGTGATTGATCCGCCGCCATCCACATTTTTAAACGCAACGCGGACGGAATCCCCGTCCTGCCGATTGATTTGTTGAATATCCATTTTGTTTTTCCTTTGGTCGCTGTAGCTTGGTTCCCGCCCGCACGCGGGAACGCCAGCCCCCGGCGAAGTCGAATTTTTAAGCCGTGATTCCCGTCATCTTTCCAAGTTTGCGTCGGTTGCCCGTCATCAATTGGCAGGCAAGCAGGATTTTCGAAACCCGGCTGTCGGCGTTGATGGCGTCAATAAACGGCTTCACAAGGAAGTCGGTATCAGTGTTCACCGCGAATTCCAGCGCGTCGGAATGCAACGCGTAAAGCGTGCCTGCCGTCGCCTGCGGGGACCATGTCCACGGAATACCCTTGAAGCGGAGATTTTCGAAACCCGCGTCCGCCATCCGGTCGTCATTCGTGTAACGAATGTTTCCGGTTTGCGTCTTTTCGTAAAACTCAAAAGACGATTGATCGGAAACCAACATTTCGGGAAGTCCGGTCGGATTTTGCACGCTGATCGTGTTGCACAAGTTCGTCAAATCGCTTATTCCCTGCGTAGCAAAGGAACCCGACGATTTGATTTGCGCCTGCCACCAAGTGTTCGTGGTCCCCGAAATTTGGCCTTCGGTTCCAGAATTGGCGACGATGGTTGCGAGGGAACGAATGTCCTTGGTGCCCGGTCCGGCGGCAAACAAGTTTTGTTCCAAAAGCAGCGACAACGCTTGTTGCGCTTGCTCTTTTTTCTCTTCCACAATGTCCGTGATTTTTGACGGCCCCGCATTTGCAATGCGTTCGGAGAATCCATCAATGGAAACGGTGACGGCATACTGCGCCCAATTCCATTGGTCACGGGTCAAACCATCCTGCGGCGTCA